GTATATTTGTACGCCATGGCCTGGTTCCTCATATCGAGGTACGGCGATGACGACATTTGGTCAGCTGTTTCCATAAGGATAGTTCGTATGTTAGCGATGTGTCGATGCTCGTAGGCGGCAGACAAGAGTTTGCCAGCCATATAATCATCGTCAGAGACGGCGCGGTTATTGTTTGACCGCACGGCCAGCTTGGCAAGGACACGCCCAAATGACGGTACGGGGAACGTTTTGTTGACTGACGGCACGAAGCGTTTGCGCAAGAACGTAGCGCTTTCTCGCTCTTCAACGATTTTTGTCTCGCTCTTCATGCCACTGTCTGCAGACACCACCTCGAAAGACGTCTTCAAAGCCTTCCGATCCTCGGTGGTGTACGTAAGATTATCATCCCCGTAAACCAAAGTAGTCGATTTGCGTATTTCCGAATGCCACAAGCTAGCGAGTGAGATACATGCATTGACATAGCCGTTGCCGGTTGTCGTAGTAACCTCACCGGACCAACGTTGACCATCCACTCGCCCCTTAACACCATACCTTGTGAAAACCCGCACACTGGTGTTAGCAGCAAACTCGCGAACGAACCACTTCGGTGCGCCCAACTTGTAGTAAAAGAGGGCTTCCGATTTACGAACTCCGGCAGGTTGTGTTCCGTCGTTGTTCTTGAAATCGTTTTCCATGGCATCGCCGGGTGTGTGCTGAACTATTTCAGCTATCTCGTCAGCGGTCATGCCCACGCAGTAAATGACTTCATTCCCAACGTTCTTGGGATTACCGCGTGACAATTCCTCCGCAATACGGCGAGACAGATAGTAGACAAGTGACCCCATCACCAAATTGTACATGTCGCCTCCTTGATAAACGACACGTGGCTGGGAGCCATCCGCCTTGACCAAAACCTCTGATTTTGCGAAAACCACCTTGTCCGTATACCCAGGTAAAGTGAAGTCCATTGAGTCGAGGAGTGCGCCCAACCGTTCACGCTTCTGGCCGCTCATCTCAGCGAGATAAGTGTTAACCATACCAATGTCCAAGCGTATTTCCTCACGCTCGTGGATCTTATCCATAAGCAACCCATGACCGACCTTGAAGAGCTCGCCGACGTCGGGTTGTGGTAGGTAATCGCAGCGTTTCTTGACAGCATGCAACGTAGCACCCTCGGACTGTGAAACGACCTGGAGGGGGACACCCTCAATTAACGCACCCTTAATAGGATTATGGGTGCGAGGTGGCTCGCGAGTTTTCACGACATTGACCTGAGGTTTGATGTTTTTGTAACACACATCCGTTGGATAATCGACGGGGTGATTGTCGCGCACGCCGCCGACCAATGAAATGTGCCTTGGAAAATCGAACTCGATTTGTCCGAATGTTATTGTTTTGTTCATGTTGTATTCTGTATATATGAATGTAT